CCCCATTGAGGGAGTAGTCGATGAGAGCCTCTTGACCAGTAGGAGTAGGCGAGCCATCCGTTGTTGCGCCCTGTTCCGTGGTAGCTGGAGAGCCGTCTGGATTGAGTTGCGACCTGCTCTGCGCTTGAGCGAACAACGCACTTTCCGTAATATCGGAAATTGAGGTTGCGGGTATGTTGTATTGATTAGCAAGATCGGAAATCTTCTTGGCTTCTTGTGCTTTTAAGATGATGGAGCTTTCAAAATCTTGGCCACGCTCGGCCATGATGTCGGAGCCTGTTCGTAGCCCGGACTTAAACTCTGCAATAGCCGATTCCGACTCACGACCTAAATCAATAGAAACATTAGCTCCAAAGTTAAAAACTCCCTTGGTTGTCTTAGTCCCAAGATTGTTCTTTATCAATCCCCTTGAAACCGCATCGGCAATAACAATATTTTTAACAGGGCGAAGCACCTTATCCTCAAGCAATTTCTGGTGACGCTTGAAGGTGCGGGATGCTTGTTGCATTTCAAGGCGAGCAGTCGGGCCAGACATCGCCGAAGGATCAACAGCAAACGAATAAGGAATGCCAACGCCCATGCAGATATTCCTAAGTAGAATCTTGTGGAACTCTTGGAATCCGTTGCCGGGGCGATTTGGCGAGTCGGGGAACTGCATCTCCTCTCCCGGCTCCAAGTAGGTAATCCGTCCCGGCTCAATGCTTTCAATCTTAATGGTCTGGTTGTTTGCGTCTAAATCATTGGTCAGATTTGCAAGATCGGTGGCATTATTGTTGCTACGCTTAATGATTCCACCCTGTGAGCTTGCAATTTTAGCCGCCATCTTTTCCATCTGCACAATCTCATAAATGTCCGTAGCATCATTAATCGCCGTGCAGAAAGCCGTCACGCCTCGATATTGGTCAATGCGAAGCGGGTCATACAGGTGAAAAACTTGGTTTGCGGCAATCGTGGCTTGAAACATATAGGCGTTGCCAAACGTCCTTAAATACACATCATAGCCGTCTGGTGCGCCTGTCTCTTGGTTAATGTGAATCCCGCCGATAAGATTAAGGCTGGTATAAGTGCGGAACGGATCGCCGATTCGATCTGCCTCTACGCCCTGTAAGCGCAAATTACCATCTTGATCGCGCACTAAAATAAAGAAAAAGTCTCCGTCTCGGAGCATCGACATCGTGGCGATTTGCATAAGGATTGAGCCTGTATGCCGTCCCGAAAGATCGCACTTGTCCCACCAGCTATTCCAATATGCCTCAACATCGCTATTAACATTCTGGTCTGTGGTTCTGGCTTGGTAGGTGATATTGGCCGCGACATGAGTGGCAAACTTGAGTAGCAGGGATCGAACAAGGCCAAAGTTCTGATCTAAGTCCCGCGCCCTCTTCATCATTTCTACTCGATCATAATTGGATCGGAAGCCCTCTGCGCCCTGCAACTGGCCTGGAACTCTCCGCTGACGATTATACATCGTAGCGTCATACTCAAACTTGGTTAGCTTTGCCCTACTCGCCAAACGCTCAACCGCCGCATTAGGATTGAAAAAGGCAACCGCCTTATCAATCAAATTCAATTCAACCTTCTTCACGCCCCGCCCATAGTCCTAACTGGCCCGAATGCCGCATAGGTATGATACACTTGCGTCCGTGTGGCTACTCGGATAGCTAGGTTTAGCTCTGCAATCGTGTTGGTAACTTCGCCCAAATTGGCTCGGCTGAAAGAACGACCAGCGATGGAATAACTCGCCCCCGCCACCGCTATCGCCTCTAAACAAGCCACATACTTGTCACGAAGTGAAATTAAGGTGGTAGCTGGCAATCCGACAAATGCTCCGCTAGCCATGCAAGTCCTCCTCTGTCAAACTTGTGGGCACAACCCTTAATCGACCATGCAAAGCCGCCCCACATAACCCCATGCACTCGCAATCCATTAAGTGATTATTCTTTCCTACTTGCTTCCAAACTCGGCGGGTGCGCCCGGTAAGGGGATTCTTTACCTCGACCTTCACTTCTGAATCAATATGAACCTTCCAAACATCCGGGGTGTCCTCGGCTATAAATCCATCGGTTTTAAGTAGAGTTGCTAGGATGTCTTTGAAAACAGGGTTAGACCAACGCCAGACAGGGCATAGTTTCCACTTCCACCCAACCTTGGAGCCTGTGGATTTACCGCTAAAAGGATCGCCATTGGCTAGTCTTGAATATGGCCTTTGAACTTTTAGATCGCCTGTAATTTCTGAAAAGCTGGTTTTATCTGAACCAACAAGCGCAATAAAACCCCATTCGCAACAATGAAGATATACGTCCCTAGTCTGATCCCCCGAATCTATAAAGCAACATTTTGGCTCAACATTATACTCTTCTTGCTTGGCCTTAATGTCTCCCCAAGTCTCTAACCTTCCAGCCCATACCAATCTGCTTTTACCTTCGGCATCCCAAGCTCGAACAATACACCAAGCATGGAATCCACCCGCTTCCTGTATATCGCAAGCCATGATGAGCTTTTCACCCATGCGAACTTCTCCCATTCGATAGGCTCCGGGCTTAATCTCGATCTTCTCTTGATCGTGCTCCATCCAAGGCTCGGCTAGAACTCGATTCACGAAGTCTTGCAAGCCCAGAATCCCGCCGTGCTTGTCTTGCAGGAACTTGACCGCTAGGGAGCCGAAGGTTGCCCACGGAGCGTATAGGCCGTTGAGGTGATAAGATCGCCGTCCCGGTTCGCCCTTTGGATTCGTTGCCATCCACTCGCCCTCCCGAAGCATCTTTGTTTTCTGGCCGTCCGTAATCTTTCCCCTGCATCCCTCGCACTCATAATAAGCTGAATTTTTGACTATGCTAAAATCATAAACCGCCTCCTCGATCTTTGCTTTCTCATCCCACTTAACTTGTCCCCAAAGTAGTTTCTGCTTCATCCCACAATGGGGGCATGGCACAAAATAGAATCGCATATCCCCTTTTTGCCATTCTGCCCAGATAATCGAATCTGCCGTTGTCGGGGTGCTGGTGCTTACCACAAGATGATTTGGGTATGTCGCCACCCTAGCTTCGGCCAACTGCAACGCTCCCGCCTCCTTGGAGCCTGTGCCGTCTGAAAATTTATCAACTTCATCAAGACATAGAAGTGATACACTACGACTACTAAGATTTGCCGGGCTGTTACTTCCAACAAACCATAATGACATTTTGCGAAAGTGTTGTTCGAGTATCTTTATTTTATCTGTATTATCTGGCCGTTCTTTTGCTAAAGCTGGGCAGTCATCAATCATTGGGAGCCATCGTGTTTCCGAGAACGATCTAGCCAAAGCCTCTGATGGCATCACCCATAAGCTAGGACAGGGAGCCTCGGCAAGCCTATACGCCAGCCCTGCAAGGATTGTAGTTGTCTTTGAGGTCTGCGCCCCCCAGACAAGGGTCAATCTTCTTACCGCATCATTTCCAAAACATTCTAGAGGCTCTCTGCAATAGGGAGTCAAATTTGTCGAGTATGGGCCGGGGATGTTCGTCACTCTCGCAGACAACATCAAGTTTTTTTCTGCCCACTCGGTAATACTTAACCTTGGCCTTGGCTGATAAAGTTCCTTGATGAAGCTGGTCGGGTTCATTCAAATAAAGATGTTTGGTTTTCATATTTTTTAGAGTAAGAATCTCCGCTTCTTGAGTAGTCATTCCAAGGTATAAATTTATAATATCTTCGTATTACCCACCTTTGAAACTTTTTTAATTCTGAATTGTCATTGTTATAGACCATTGGGTAAGGTAATAGCCCCATTTTATTCATTGTTTCAAATCTATAATATATGTCCTCAAACTTTTCTCCCGGCCAATAGCCACACAAAAAATAAACCATGATATGATGTGCTTTGATGCCAGCACTCATAAGGGTATTTATGCCCCTCAAAAATATTGCCTCGTCTTTCCTGTTGTCCCAAGCCGTATAGATTCTTTTATTCTTAAACTGGTCGTCTCTATATTTTATTTTTGCCAGTTCCTCGGCTCCTTCCTTGTGTATTAGGCGAACATTTATTCCCTGATTAAAAGATACTTCAAAATCATTTTCTAAAATTTCTTCTGTCTTTTGTTTCCAGTTTGGTTGCCCAAAGAAATCGTTGTCTAGCAGTATAATTTGCTTTGGATATGGCTCTCCTCTCCATATTTTTTTTATTGACGAATTGTCCCTTATTTTCCCCTCTTTTGTTGGCACAACGCAGAAAGAGCATTTTAGTCTACACCCTCTTTGACTAAATCCTATTGATTGCTTGAATGAGGGATATATTGAATAGTCATATTCATCAAAATCTGTGCCTGTAATTTCTTCAATGGTTTGAGTTTTCCCCGATCCTGTTCCACCAATAATTGCATTGGAGAAATTTGCTAAAAATAAATCTCTAGCTGGTTTGCTCCATGCAAATATTGAGCTTCCATAAACCTTGTCATATTCGCCTTCCCAAAGTTCTTTTTGTATTGATTTGCTAAAATAAACATTGTCGCCCTGTTTTTTGTGCCAAGCAGAAAGTTTCATTAGGGCCAGATTTGGCAACTTGCCGTCTAGGTGTGTGATTCTTATTTTCATTCATCTTTTAACTAAATAATCTTTTGCATAAGCAACCTGTGGATTGTTGTGAATCCATTGATGGCAACAACCGCAAACGCTCATAAAGAAGTTTTTATCGTTTAGTCTTTCTTGAAATCTTCCCTTCTTGTGATGAATTTGGGTTCCCCTTTTGCCGCATATTTCACATGATGGATTTAATGAAAGATATTCCTGTCTGACCTTGGCATATTCTTTAATCTGCTTGGCTCGCTTCTTTGATACTGGTCGAAGCCGTCCACCTCGTTTGAGTGGGGTTTTGCGTTTAAGGGGAGAGCGTTTCATTTAAGCATCTTTGCAATGGATTCAACAATCCACACAACTCCATAAATAATAATTACGCAAGCCCAGAATGCTATATTAAGCAAGGCTAGACCAAGCGCAATTCCGATTCCAATTTTTAGTCCCATGAGTATCATTTGAATGCCTCCTCTGCTTTTTGGATTGCGATGAAGATTTGATCTATGCCTTCTTGAATGGCTGTCTTGGCGCAGTCCGGGTCACTAGGATTGGCTCTGGTTGCTAAACTGGCTGGCAAGGCATCTAGTAGAGATCGAATGCGGCCTAAAAACTTCGTATATATTTCTTGCACTTCGCTTGTTCGCATTGTGGCCTTGGTTAGTTCCTCGAACTGGGCGTGTTCAATCTCGGCCTCGCTTACCCTTTTCTTTGCCTCTCCCCAGCCTTGGATCGCCGCCCTCATAGCCACCGGGTTTCCGTCTCGGCTTGCCCTTGCCACTAACGAGTATGCAACTAACTCTGCCCTCCTCGCGCGAATCAATCTGCCATTCGTTGTTTCCGATTTGAGTGATTCGGCAAAGTCCGAGGGATCTGATGGCTCCGAGGAGTTGATCGATGGTTTGAGGATGGGCTGAACCCGGCTTGGCCTTTTTTGATTTGCCAACCGCCATCGGCTTGCGTCTGCTTCGGAGGTGAGAGGCATCCCCGCTTTGACCATTTGGGAAATCGCTCCCTTGGTTATTCCCCACGCCTCGCATAGTTCTTTTTGTTTTATCATTCATTACAGGGGACGGCCACAAGCCTCGCATTTTTCGCCCCCTCCTTTTTCTGCTTCATCGTCCCCCACCTTTTCCATCATTTCGGCAATCTCATCCATGCCAAATCCTGTAATCTCTAAGTCCAATTCCCCGGTATCAATCTCTTCTAATAGGTCTTTGAGTTGTGGCATATCGAACTCGCCACTCAATTTATTCAATGCGATGTTCGCCGCCTTCTCTTTGTCTAGTGGAAGATCAACCGCCCATACTTCAACTTCGGTCTTGCCCATTGCCCGATAGCATTTCAACCGCTGGTGGCCTCCGACAACATTTCCTGTTCGATGGTTCCAAGTGATAGGTTGCAAGTCTCCAAGCTCTGACAGGCTTTTAGTCAGTCGTCTGAGGGCTTCATCAGAAATTTTCCTTGGGTTATATGGCGCGGGGCAAAGCTCGCTGACTTGTTTTTTGAGGAGACACGGAAATTTCATTGGTTTTGATTATTAACTACTTGCAAAAGCTAGATTGAGTTGTGTTTATGTAAGTGGTTGATGCTAAACTCGTTCAGAATTTATGCGCTCGGAACCTGTTTTGGGAGGGTTTTTGGCGCGGAAGCCTCCTAAAAATTTTTGGGCGGCGCAAAAAACTTTTGAGCTCGGCACAAGCTGTTGTGTTGGTTCGTGTCTATGGCTTGTGGTCATTCGCCACCAGCTTCCCTATAAGCCTCAACGATTGGCTTGGCCTCTTCGATGAACTCTAGGCGTTGTGTGTCGCTCCATGTCTTTACGCTTTTACTAGCGATCCATTGCCTTGCCCGGACAATGTAGTCGTGCCACAGCTTCTCAGCCTTGGGGATCGAGGTCTCTATGGGGTCGGGCAGTACGCCAGCCCATAGCGCTAACTGCTTAAGCTGTGTGCTGTTAGGGGCGCTTAGTGCGGGGCGGTTCTTTGCCACCCTTTCTAGGCGGCGTGCTTGTTCCCCATTGATACCAGCGACTTCCAACACTAGGTCTAGGTCTAGCCCCTCTGTTCGTGCTGATAGGATGATGTCCCCTGCGTCTGCCGCTAGGCTGATAGCCCCCCCCATGTTTTTAATAGCCTGTTCCTTGGCCTCCTCCAATTTGCTCACCGTTTTCTTTAGTTCGATTCCGACCTGCTTCTCGTTGTTACTCATAGGATTTCCTTTGGTTAGGCATTGGCATAGGCTGGGGCTTCGGCCTCGACCTCGTCCGTTGCTGGTGGTTCGATCTCGCGAAAACGCTCTGCATTAAAGCCTCGTTCTGGGTAGGGCACTTGTGTTGATCGCGGGTTCTCGATGCCCTCCAAAAGCACATAGACCTCTCCCGGCTCACCGTTTATTGATACCCCAACACCCATGTCCCTGATGGTGTAGATCGGGCCTTCAATGGGGAAACGCCAATAGAACTGGCTGAGTTCCTTGGGAAACTGGTCATCTACGCACACGACCTTGGAGCCTACTTGCATCGCTTTTTTAGCCCTTTGTTCCATGCGTCCACGTTCCACTTCGGGCATTCCTCGCGCCTTCGTGCGTGGACTCGCTTGGCTCGTTCCCGGTAAATTTCCTTCACCCTGTCGCTCCGTTGCACCCTAAAAAATAGACCTGTCCTTTTGCGGAACTCGGATAGGCGAGCGCATAGGGCGGCTCGTGTGTATGGCTTGCCTGTAGATGGGTTTATGTATTTCTTGGCTATGCTGGTCAGGCTATCTGGGGATCGGTTCTCCACAACCGCTAGGATGGCTTCATCCAAGGTGTCGTCCCTCTTGTGCTTAATCGTGGGCGTGTTGCCCTCCGTCTTAATCTTTGCCTCTATGATTGAGGCCATTTCCTTTGCGAGCCGATCTAGGTTCACCGTTTTATTCATGTCCCCCAGCTTTGCCAATCTCTCCCGCATCTCATCTTCAAGCGTGTCGATAGCGTCTGCCATGTCTGGCGTGTAGCTGGCGAGCATTGAGTCGGCTGGGTCTTGTCCTTGCGGGTGGTTCATTCTATTGCCACCCTTGCGTAGCGTCCCACCCGGTTCATTTCCCGCTGGGCTTGGCCTTCCGTCTTGTAAAACACATCTACAACTGGTGCGCCCTTGCTTGCCTTGCGAGCGATAACTGCTGTCCCGGTATCATGCGCGACATATCGCTTGCCCTCTACGATAACATTGGAGCCGTAGGGAATAATTCTAGGATCAACCGCACATGATTTTCCACTAACCAACCGCTTGCCTGTGGAGCTTTTAAGGCTTTTTGTCCAGCCGTCCTCATTCTGCCAATACGCGGTGATGCGACACATCATCACTTTCTTGGGGGTCTTTCGGTCTAG